GATACTCTTGAAGCTACAGGATAAGACTTTTGTTTAATCCTATTCTTATGAAAGTACAGGGATTACTAGATCGTGCCACTAAAGAAGGTATTGATCTAGACCCTGAACTTTTAGAAAATTTTAAGAATGACTGTGGGAATGCCCTAGTTAAGCAGTTGTCTCGTGGCAAAGGCGGGTACTCTTTACGTATGAGTGGCTTGGGCAGACCTATGTGCCAACAGTGGCATGACAAAAATGGTTCACCAAAAGAGATACAATATAATTCTATTATGCGATTTCTTTTTGGTGATATTATAGAAGCTATTGCTATGGTGGTGTTAAAATCATCAGGAGTAAATATAGAATCAGAACAAGAGAAAGTTAAGTTAGATTTAGATGTATGTGAACTTAGTGGTACTTTAGATGTTGTAATAGATGGTAAGGTGTGGGATATAAAATCTGCATCACCCTATGCATTCTCTAAGAAGTTTGGTGGAGAATTTGGTGGGTACAATAAAGTAAAAGAAGATGATACATTTGGCTATCTTATGCAGGGTTACCTGTACAGCAAAGCAAAGAACATGGATTTTGGTGGGTGGATAGTTGTTGATAAAGCCTCTGGTGAATGGGCAGTATGTGAAGCACCAGACTATCAAGAGGAAGATTCTGTAGAGCAATTGGAAAAAGCAAAGTCTAATGCACAAACAATGATACAGGATAAGCCATTAAAGAAAGAATTTAAAGACAAAGAAGAAACTTTCCGTGTACAGTACGGAAAAAGAAAAGGTGAGATAATTGCTACAGGAAACAGAGTTATGCACACTGTATGTGGCTATTGTGATTATAAAACACAGTGTTGGCCTACTGCACAGTTGCATAAAAAGGTAGGAACACAAGCAACACAACGACCATTGGTTTGGTATACGAAATTAAAAAAGAGAGAAATAGAAGTATGATTTATTTATCTACTGAAGTAACCATAGGAGATAGCTACATCAATGAGAATGTATACTTCGGTTACCAAGAGTGTGATAAAACATTTGGTGGTGATAGTATTGTAAAAGAACTACGCAACAGACCTAATGGCATACCAATCCGCATGACTAAAACATTTGACCTAGATGAACCTTGGGATGATGATAGGTTTGAAGAACATAAGGAGAAAATAGACCATGACCTAGATACATTAGCTACACAAGCGAAAATGAGAAATGGCCTAGTAGTATTACACTGGACAGGCATAGAAGAACAACGAGGCATTCTACGAGAGAGTGCACCAAAAACTTTCAAGTATTTTAATGATAAGTTTGAGGATATATTATATAAAAACATGCCGAGGGTATAATGGTACTAAGACATCACGGCTACCGATCAGACTTTGAGTTGTCTATCGCAGTGGCTTTAAATAGAAACAATGTAAAATTTGAATATGAATCGGAGAAAATAGATTATGTTAGGCATTCTACTTATAATCCTGACTTTACTATAGTAGGTAAAAACTTCTTTGTAGAGGCAAAGGGCCTGTTCACTACAGCGGACAGAGGCAAGCACTTGTTAATTAAAAAACAGCATCCAGAGATAGACATACGATTTTTGTTTATGAGAGCAGGTAACAAATTGTATAAGGGCTCTAAAACTACATACTCTGGATGGTGTGAGAGGTATGGTTTTAAATGGTGTCAAGGATTTTTACCACAGGAATGGTTAGATGAATAAAGAAGATTTAAACTCATACAAGGATAAATTTCCTAGAGATATGTATATTATACTTCTTAAATCTGATGGAGAAGATGGAGTTAGTCTTGCTGTAGTAGATACTCACCCAATGGGAACTAATCATGTAGATTTATCTTATGTTCTTTCTAGGGGTGTTTTATCTTTATTAGCAAATGATATGGACACGATAAAAGAAAGAGGACAGAGTGTTGTATTAGATGAAATGAGACGTGTGACTAAACTTCCTGTAACGGATAGTCTTATGGATAGAAGAACTACTGCAACCCATAAACAGAAAGATAACATTATATCATTGTTTGGAGAAGATACAGATGAGTAAATTAGTAGCAATATTAATAGTAGTAATAATTCTAGGTGGAATTACATTATGTAGCATGGGAGTATAAAATGAAGAAAAGAGAACAGTATGACTCTCACGATGATATGATAAAACAATCAGTAAGAGGAAAAGGTAGACAGGTGGGTGGCAATCATTATATAGACTTTGAAATTATGCCCATAGAATATATTTCTAAAAATAAACTTGACTTCCTAGAAGGAAACATCGTAAAGTACATTTCTCGTCATAGGAAGAAAAACGGGGCAGAAGATATAAGAAAAGTTATACATTATGCAGAATTAATATTAGAATTAGAATATGGAGAAAAGTAAATGGCATCATTATTGGGGGGAAATTATTTACCTACAGAATATCAAGCATTTATACACATGTCTAGATACTCACGTTGGTTAGAAAACAAAGGTAGAAGAGAAAGTTGGGATGAAACGGTTCATAGGCTTATTAGTTTCTTTAAAGAAAACATAAAGAATGTAGATGAAAAATCTTGGGAGGATATGGAAGAGGCAATATTGTCATTGGAGGTAATGCCTAGTATGAGGGCATTGATGACGGCTGGCAAAGCATTAGAAAGAGAAAACATTTCAGGGTATAACTGTTCGTATATACCAATAGATAATCCTAAAGCTTTTGATGAAGTACTGTACATACTACTTAATGGTACAGGTGTAGGTTTTTCTGTTGAGAGGCAATATGCGGATAAACTTCCCACTATACCTAATCAAGAGTTTGAACATACAGAAGATGTAGTATCTGTTGTTGATTCTAAAGAAGGATGGGCAAAAGCATTTAGAGATTTAATATCTTATCTTTATACAGGAAGAGTACCTAAGATTAATGTTAATAAAGTGAGACCTGCGGGTGCTAGATTAAAAACATTTGGCGGTAGAGCAAGTGGGCCACAGCCTCTAGTAGACTTGTTTGATTTTACAATTAATAAATTTAAAGATGCACGGGGTAGGAAGTTGTCCTCTATGGAATGCCATGATATAGTTTGTAAAACAGGAGATGTTGTAGTTGTGGGTGGAGTTAGGCGATCTGCTCTTATTTCTTTATCTAATTTATCAGACCAACGTATTCGTAAAGCAAAAATGGGTGAATGGTGGAAGGACAATCCACAAAGAGCTATGGCTAATAATTCTGCAGCCTATACAGAAAAGCCAGATGCCGGAATTTTTATGAAAGAGTGGATGTCTTTGTACGAGAGCAAATCAGGAGAACGAGGTATATTTAGCAGATCTTCTGCACAGGCAAAGGCTGCTGAGAATGGTAGGCGAGATGCTAATTGGGATTTTGGAACTAATCCTTGTAGTGAGATTATACTAAGACCTAATCAGTTTTGTAATCTTACAGAGGTAGTAGTGCGTTCTGGTGATACCGTAGCTAATCTTACAAGAAAGATACAGATTGCCACACTGTTAGGTACAATACAATCTACCTTTACAAACTTTGGTTATCTTCGTAAAAGGTGGCAGAATAACACAGAAGAAGAGAGGTTGCTTGGTGTATCCCTTACAGGAATCATGGATTGTTCTCTACTGAATGGCAAGGAAAGTGGATTAGAAAAACGACTTGAAACCTTGCGTGGTGTTGCTATAGAAGCTAATAAATATTGGGCAGAGAGATTTGGTATAAACCAAAGCACAGCCATAACGTGTGTTAAACCATCGGGTACTGTTAGTCAACTTGTAGATAGTGCTAGTGGTATACATGCAAGACACAATCCTTATTATATAAGAACAGTACGAGGTGATAACAAAGACCCTCTTACAGAATTTATGATTGCTTCTGGTATTCCTAGTGAGCCAGAAATTAGAGGTAATGAAGAATCTAAAGATATAACAGTATTTTCTTTTCCGATGAAAGCCCCTACAGGCTCTGTTTGCAGGAATGATATGTCTGCAATAGAACAGCTTGAGTTATGGAAACTTTATGCAAAACATTGGTGTGAGCATAAGCCTTCCGTTACCATTTCGGTAAAAGAAAGTGAGTGGGTGCCTGTCGGTGCGTGGTGTTGGGAAAATTTTGAATACCTAAGTGGTGTCTCCTTTCTCCCCTTTTCCGACCACACGTACATACAGGCCCCGTATCAAGATATAGATGAGAAGGAATACAAGAAACTTGTAAAAAAAATGCCAGTAACTTTAGACTGGCACAAACTACAGGATTTTGAAAAGGAAGATAACACGAAGGGATCACAGGAATTAGCCTGTACTGCCGGAGTGTGTGAGTTGGTAGACATCTAATGCGGGTTCATAAACCTGCCATAGCTCCTGCTGATGCATCTCTTCTTAAAAAGGTAATTGTTTTTTATTTAAACAAACATCCTGAATTAGAAGAAAAAGAAACCCTGATTAATTTATTTCACCGGCTAGGAAGATTGGAAGAATAAGATGTCTGAAGCAAGTCTGTTTGAACTATCCGTAAAGGTCAATTCAGACGGCAAAATTATAACACAAGTAGATTACATAGAGAGAGAAACTTTAGTTACTGCCCTTGATGGGTGGAAAAAAGATTACCCAAATACACATGTACTAGGAGCAGTGGTAGAATACCTTAAGAAGGTAAGCCATGCTGTAGAGGAAGATGTAGGAAAGCTCTGTAAGTCCTAGTAGTTGTAAGATTTACCGTAAGTTTTCTTAGCTTTTTTCTTCTTTTTCTTTTTAGTTGTTACTTTTCCACCCATGTAAAATTTACCAATAGTGTCATATCCCATAGAATATTCTGGTGGCAAACCATCTCCTGCTCTGATTGTACGTTCTTTTAATATTTCAGAATCTGGATTTTCTGCATATAATCTTGCTTGCAATTCTTCTTCAGACATCATTGGAGCTTCGGGCAAATTTTCAACGACTACAGGTTCTACTATAGCGGTAGGTCCTGCAGTAGATCCTCTATTATCTTGTGCAGCATTGGGATAAGTTGCCATCATTCGCATCCTATTTGTTTGGTCTTCTCCAGTGACTCTAGCAGGTTCTACACGTTGATTCATACTTGCTGCCATATTTCTTTGTATATTCCTAGCACGGTCTCCTGCCATTGCACTAACTGCATTGGAATCATTAACCATAACTTTTTTTACAGTATTAACTACGGCATTTTTTTGTGCTTTGTTTTTTATAGTAGTAGATTTACCATTGCGAGTTTTAACAATTTTCATACTGTTACGAGTTTTGTCATCTCCTAAAATATATTTAAAAAGATCTCTAATACCACCGTTACCTATTTTGTAATCGGTTACAGGGGGTCTGTTTCCTCTCATTCTTTCTGAATCTGCCATGCTTTATGTCCTCACTTTACGAGGGCCGTTGCTGTACATAACAGCCCCACCATATTTCATTTGTCTTTTGTTGGGATATTGTTTTCCTGTTATGGGATCTACGTTGGATAACTCCATCGCATCACTCATAGGTGTAGGAGGTGCCATTGCTTTTTCAGGTTCTGGTTTAGCTATATCTGGTTTAGCAGACATATCAGACCTGCCTCCTTCAGCCATCTTTTTGTAGTTGTGTTTTCCGGGCATCTTATCCTCCTAATGTTTGTTGCATTGTATTTAACATCGCTGTTTGTTGGGGTAGTATAGACTCAATACGTGCTTGACCTTGTGGTTCTTGCATTACGTCACTTCCTTCTTCATCACCAAACATCATCTCATGCATAGCGTCTACTTCTCCTATGAATTTTGGTAACCAAGATGCTTCTGAAGATATAAGTTGTGTAGATAATGGTTTTCCTGACTTTATAAGTTCAGCCACTCTTTCAGCAGATTTTGGATTCATCATAAGCGTAGCTATAACTGCAACTTCTTGTCGTTTCATTTGTACGACCATTGCTTCTGCACCAACGTATTTAAGTGATGTACGGCCAGATGATACAGCATATAATCTACTAACATACGACCCTACAGTAAGAGCTGGTAATCCTTTTGTTATATCTACTACACCTTCTTTAGATACAAACTTTCCTGCTTCACCCAAAGATACTGCTTCCGCTATTTCTCTAAAAGCTTTTAAGTTTACTTCTGGAATATACTGCCTTATTATATTTTCATTTTTATTTAAAAAGTCTAAGGTATCCATTCCTGATAAAACACCAACAGTTTCAAATTCTCCTACTCTACCACCTACTATATCATCGCCTTTTATTTTTAATTGACCAGAAGGGGTTACATATTTACTTACAAACCCTTCTACAAATAAACCATGTATAGCTTTGTTAAACTTTTTCTCAGCAGCTTGTGAAGTTATACCTTTACTTTTTTGTAATGCAACGTACTGTGATTTAAAATTAGCAATGTTACCACTTTGTATAGAATCTAATAATCTTTGAGGGTTGTCCCTAAAATCTTTAAAGGTTTGTAATTCATCATCTAAGAGTTTTTTCATTTGATTCCACTCTTCTTTATACATAGCTTTAAAAGCTGCATTTCCCTCGGTACGAAGGCCGACTAGTTTTTCCATTTGTGCAACAGAATCACCGTCTGTTTTAAGCCAGTTACGATATTTTGCATTCCAATTATATGCTTCATCAAAGTTAAATAGACCTTCACTCGCTGCTTCCATTTTTCTAATTATTGCAAGTTTTTCTTTGGTAACATTTTTAAGTTTACCTACAGTTAGTCCCCCACCTTCAACATTTGGATCTTTTCTTACTAAACGTCTTTTGCCAATACCTGTAACGGTTTCTTTAAATAGTCCTAAATCATCTGCATCTATTTTTGATACATCTTCGGTGAGTATGGTTAATGCTTGTTTATTAATATCTGTTACTATTTGTTTTAATGCTTCAGGATCACCTCGGAACATTCTTTTGACTTCTCTGTATACTTGATCTGCCTTGCTAGGATCATTAAATATAACATCGCCCCAAGTTTCTATGTTGTTTTTATATTCCCAAACTGTTTCATCGCCAAAATATCTTTGTCTTGTTCCTAAAGTTTTTTCATATATATTTGTAGATTTAAATTCCCAAAAATGAGTAGCTATTTCATCGGCCTTTGCATAAGCATCAGTATTTAATCCTGCGTTTTCAACAGCCTCATCTACAAGATTTTTTATAGTTCCGGCTTTTATGGCTTGATAATTTTGTATAGTATCGTTGCCTTGTTTTTTTCTAACGTAATGTTTTAAACCTAACTCTACATTTTTAAGATCAGTAGCAGATAGATTAAATTTTGGCACACCCAAAGCACCCATAGGTAATTCATTCTTTATCATGTATTCCATTAAATTTACAGGATTAGATATTAATTTGGTTGCCTCTTCTCCTTTTACTCCAACAGCTGCTAATTCACTTCTTATAACTTTTTCAAATGATTTTCTGCTGTCTAAACCTAATTCTCTTTGTGCTGCAACAAAAAATTTATCCGCTATGTCACCCCATATTTCTTCTATAGGATTAATAATAGTTGTAATGCCGGCTTGTCGTGCCTCTTCAGATACAGGAACATCATCTAATGTTGTTTTCATATTTAAGAAAAGATCTGTGCCATCAACAGGTTCAAACTTTTCTAATTGTTCTTCAGCAACTTTGTATGCTGCATCTTTATCTTCCTGTAATTTTGCAAGACGATTTTGTAGATTTGTTCCAACTGCTTTACCTGTAGCTGCTCTCCTACTTTCTATATCTGTAGCTTGATCAATTTTGTTACTTAAATTTTTAATGCTGGACCTGTACCGTTTTTCTATTTTAGTTTGTATGTTTGCAGCTAATTCTGGATTAGTAGATTTAATTATTCTTAAATATTCACTAACCTTTGCTTGATGCATAGGGCTGTTGTGTACTAGACCTTTAGCTTCTTTTATGGTAAAATCTATAAGTTCTCCCATCATTTGTACACGACCTTCTTGCTCTATCTTTGTAGCATTAATCATCTCTTGTACTTCTTTAATATGCTCCTGAACGTCTTTTTGTAAAAAATCTAATCTACCACTTTGGGATTGAAGTGCTTGGTTTCTCCCTGCTAAAACTTCCTTAAGATAGTTTTCTAACCCTATGGCATATTCATTTTTCTTTTGGTAAAACTCTTCTAATCCAATTTGATTAAAAAATTTACCCCTTGCTTTTTTACCAAATTTA